TACCTAACAACACTGTCTCCAAGTATTCGCACCTCGTGACAATAGGTATTACTACGACCTTCTTTGATTGTGATAACTGGTTCGTCTGTTCCATGTTTCTTATTCGCCCTTATCTTATGTTGATTGACATGTATATACTTCTTACCCAAAATATTCTAACCCCCCATCTTGTCCTGCCCATCCAGACTCCAGACGGTCAATCTCATCCTTTAATTTAAGTTTTTCTTTCTTCATACTCGTTAGAAACTGGTCTGGTGCATTCTCTGCTTCTGCAGCTTCTACTCTTGCATGTAAATCTTTGTGTTTTGTTTTAAGAACATCTATTCTGTGTAATATATTCATTTAAAAGAATCCCTCTAAGGTTGCAGTACCGTGTTTATCAGCAATTCTATTCACGTTACTTTTGTTATGGTCTACACTATCCCCTTTGTGTTCATATGGCATAGTGTCCGATATAGTATAGGAAGTCTCGCCTGGGCGTTTCATCTTCCACTGCAAATCCTTGTCTTTAGGATAGTCTAAGTTCCACTCCATAGTAGATTGTTTCAAGAACTTTCTTGCTTTCTTATTAAGTGGATAGATATATCGGAATTGTTTACCCCAAACACGAGAAAACCCAAGTTCACCCATCTTCTCATCAGATGGTCTTGGGCCGTATTTGGTGTCGTGTCTATTCATCTCTTTTTTCATCTTACGTTGAATGGTTCTGAAGTGTACCTTCTCCCCTTCATCCGTAACATACACATCACTCCATATAAAACCACCATAAAGGAAGTTTGCAGATTGATAGACATATCCAGGCTTACCTACGATACCATCTGCCCATGTGTAGAGATATTTGACGTTTGGTGTGTTTTTCTTCATCCATTGTATAGTCAGACTTTGCATCTGTGATTCACTGTTGCGTGGCATAGATTCATCCATGCACATTTTACCGATTTCAAAATAGTCAGATGTACTAAGTGTAGGAAACATCTTTTTGATAGTTCCCATCGGATTAGTACCCCAACCCAAGGTTAGTACTCCAACCAGTTCTTCATCAACATATGCTCCTAGATGATGCTTAGTGAGTTTTGGCATTACTGGACTGTAATGACGTTCCTGTACGAATAGTGTCGCTACTCTGTAATCTATTTTCTTGACTACCATCATATAAAATTTTCACCACCTTCATTCACTTATTTAGATGTATTCACTAGTATACGATTTAACAGGATTTTTGTGTGTTAATGCTGAATGAGGAAACCATTTAGTTGTTTCAGTAACAACTTTGATTTGCCTAGGTTTATCAACATCATCGTGGTCGATTTCCTCAATATAGGTAATCTCAACCCTTTTCAACACTGTTTCTATTTTCTTAACCATTATTCGTGTTCTCCACCCTTTCCTCTACCAAATCCACCAAAGTAATGTGGACGGCGTTTTGCTGTTTCAAATGTTGCAACCGTAATTGCAATTGCACCAAGTGTTAATGTGTGAAGTACCATACTGAATACACCAGCATACATACTACCGACAATAATACCGAATACTATACACCACATCCATGCCAATACTTGCATAATCATATGTCGTGTACTAAAATCTGGTATTGCACTCAATGGGTTCTTCTCGTGGTTCATTACCACGTTCCAACAATTATATATCCATTCACGCATTACTGATACTCCTCTTGCCGTGATTCATGCATGTCAATCAGACTTCGTAGTGCCATTTGCACATAGTCCTCTTTCCAATCATCATTTTCAAGGTATTCTTCAATCTCATTGACTTGTTCTACTCCTAAGTCATCAAAACTTTCAACACCATATTGTTCTGTAACATCATGCATTACCCAATCATATGCTTGTGCCTCTAACTGGTCACACAACTTACCTTGTTTATGTACTTGAAACGCCATTTATTATCTCCTTTTGCCCGTCATAGGGTCATTCGCTTCTTGTGATGAGAGAACTTGTAGTCCCCCCTTATTATATGCTTGTCCTATGACAGCATTACCAGTATATACTGGAACTTCTTTTTTGGTTGCAACACCACCAATGTTATTGGATAGACTAGGATAGTCTGGTGTTTGTCGAATGGCAGGGGAACAAGGAATTGAACCTCGTCCTAGTGGTTTGGAATCACTCGTGCTACCGTAACACTTTTCCCCTTTAGGTTTCTTAACCTTACCTTGAACGTAGTCGATATACTCATCCAGTGTAACAACTGAACATCGTATAGACTTTAGAAACTTGTTGTGAGCTCTCCACTGAGTTTCATACTTCTGTGGATTGATTTTCTTTTTCTTTTTCTTGCGTGTACTGTTGGTATTATAGTACACAGGCATCAAATGCATACCGCTCATAATTACTTTACCTTGTCAAATGGTGGTGTATGTGCATAAATGATACTTTCCCTTTCCATGTAAGGAACATGTTCTGTATCGTGAAATTTACGCAATAGACGGGCATGTACGAGACTCCAATAGTCAACTGCCCATTTGTTAAGATTAGGATTCTTTAGCAGTTCATTTACTGCATCAAGTCTCCGTCCCAACAATTCGTTAGACTTTTCCGTTAATGATGTCATCTGCAACACTCCACGATTCAAAGTCCTTTCCACCTACATACCATTCGCATTCTTCAGTAGGAATTCTTCCATACTTCCAACAATAGACTGTAAAGTTTTTGTAGTAGGTAGAATCTGAGTCTATCTCATCTTGTACCTCTGCTTCAACAGTCCATTCACATGCAACTTTTTCATAAGGATCGGCATCTGTAAATTGAGGTGGCCCGAATATCTCTACCAACCTATCATAAGTTGTAGTGAGATGTCCTTGCAAACTAGTCCCATTTACAGATACCATATCCGATGCTTCAAAATTCAAAATTTTCATACTTACTCCATAATATAATTTATTATACCACCAAATATGGTGGCTTGTCAATAGTTATTTGGAACTGAATAGTATAAAGATACCAGTTCCAAACATAGAAAGTCCGATGGTTACTGCCATCATCATTTCACTCCATGTATTTGCATATTCCATGCACTTACCATCACAGTCTCCAGCAGAACCTGCCATCGCCATCAAACCAAAAATAACTAGTAAACTTCCGAAAAGGTCTTTCATGTCTCTCTCCTTATATTGCGTTCCAGAGGGTTACTTTATGCGCCCCTAAAACTTTTGCCATTGCATCTATTTCGTCACGCAATTCTTGTTCTGTAAAGGCAAACTTTGTGTTGTAATCCAAATCATCTTCAGCAAGTTTATACCACTTACCTTCACGATTACCTTTGGCGTATTGAACACCACCTTTACTAACTTTTTTACTATTCTCTATTATCATAATCTCTCCCTTATTTTCCTGTATATCCAAGTGTTTCCATTGCCTGTCTAGGTGAAGTATCTTCTGCGAGTTTCATGTACTCCTCAACAGTTGCATTCTTCACAAGAAAGTTTACCCATGTTTTCCAAGGTTTGTAACCGTACTTAAAACGGGCAACAAACGCAGGCATCAGTTTACCTTCCCAACTAGGATGAGCATCTGGACGTACATCCATCATCATTCTAGCACCTTCAAAGTTACCTTTGTACATTAAGTACATACCGTCCCAATTGAATTCTTCTTTCACAAATTTAGTCATAATATATCCTCTCTTTTTTCACTCTATACTTACAGTATACATGTTTTCATAACAAATGTCAAGGCTTATTTTCCTATAATCCAGCGAATTTTGCCAGTAACCATAACATCACAAAAACGAACACACCGAACCATATTAATGATTTTAACATATATTATCCTCTTTCTATTGCTTGAATTAACTTTCTTTTGATAGTCACCAGACTATCCTCGTTTGCTTGGTATCTAATACCAATACCACCCTTGGTAATCCACCTTGTAATATTGTCTGGTTTATCATCAATCAATATATTTGGTGTACCATCAAGTCTGTTTGTAGCATACTTTTCTTTTTGTCCAGTAAAGATAATGTTCTGAACTTCTGGTAAATAACCCATTCTGGTTAACCATACTCTCTTCCAATATGCAGAGTTGTCCCTGTCACCTCTTAGTGGTGAAGAACATATACCCCAATCGTCACCAGCAACTGTCTGTACAAATTCGACTAGTTCGTCTGATGTTGGGTATTTCTCTAATGTATTGAAAAAGTCAGTACCTTGCAATTCTGCAATGGCCATCTCTTTATTTGGAATCTCTTTCCAATGTTTCTTATCAAACTTCTTGGCGAAACCGTCAAAGAAGTCTGCAATCACACCGTCCATATCTAAATAAATTGTCATTTTCACTCTTTCTTTTTTCATCATATACACATAGTATACATGTTTTTAT